CGCTGGCTCCCTCCGGGATAGCTTCCGGGGAAGCGTTCGGGACAGCGGTGATCAGTGTGGGCTCAGTGCCTTTGGTTTCTTCGGGGATAGCTTCTGCTGAAGCCTTCGGCACTCCCGTAATTACTACGGGGGCCGTCACGGTCAGTCCCTCCGGGATAGCTTCCGGGGAAGCGTTCGGGACAGCGGTGATCACTGTTGGGCCTGTCTCCGTCATAGCTGTGGGTATTTCCTCCGGGGAAGCCTTCGGATTGGCTACGGTATCCCCCGGAGCCGTCAGCATTCTCCCGGCATCTATTCCATCGCAGGAAGCATTCGGGACTCCGGCAGTGGGCCAGGCTATCGAAGTATCCGGGATTATTTCCGGGGAAGCCTTCGGGACAGCGGTGATCACTACGGGGCCTGTCTCCGTCATAGCTGTGGGTATTTCCACGTCAGAAGCCTTCGGGGTATGTTTGGTCACTACGGGGGCCGTCAGCATTCTACCATCAGGAATAACCACAGCGGAAGCCTTTGGTATTCCTTCTGTCTCCCCTGGTGCGGCCCCTGTCGGGCCGGGAGGGATTGGGACTGAGGAAATATTTGGGACGGCTGTGATCACTGTTGGGCCTGTGGATATACTCCCCTCCGGGATCACGACAGCGGAAGCCTTTGGAGCTGTGACTGTGACTCCGGGAGCCGTGAGTATACTTCCCACTGGAATTGTATCAGCTGAAGCCTTCGGAGTCAGCAGCGTTTTTACTGGTCAATTTATCGATGATGCTGGTGGGATCGCTTCCGGGGAAGCCTTTGGGACGGCTTTACTACAATATCGTCAGATCATATCCCCTTCTGGAATTGTCTCTGGGGAGTCCTTCGGGACAGCGGTGGTGCGATTGATTCCGCTCTCTCCGTTTTTCCAGATGCTGGAGGATGATATTGATGATGTATTTCTGCACGTCGGTTCCAGTGAATTTGCTGAGGCGGCCGTATATCACAGCCCTGAGTGGGGTGTGACTATGGATATCAATTTGATTTTCGACAGGGAGTATTTGGCGATAGATATTGACAGCGGGGCGATGGTGCAGGGGCGGGAGCCTTACGTGCTTATTCAGTCCCGCAAATTACCCCATCCCCCTGTCCAGGGAGATTGGTTGGAGATACGGGGAGCCCGTTGGCGCGTGGTTTCATCGCAACCGGACGGGACAGGGATTTCAGTGGTGACGTTGAACGAAGGGATTTGAGATGCCTTGGAAGCACAGGAGAAATGAGATCAGGGGAAAGCTCACGGCGCTCCTAAAAGCTGGAGTGGATGTGGGGCAGCGTGTATTTCCGGAGCGCTTTGACCCACTATTCATTCCTGAGATGCCTTGTATTTGCTATTATTTTGAGAATGAGCCAGTGGATGATGATAAAGCGCGGCCGATTAGGAAAAAGCGGAGACTCACAGTCAATATTGATATTATCCGACGGATCGGACAGGAGGATGGGCTTGAGTCTTGGTTGGATGAGCGGGCGGCGGAGGTGGAACAGGTTTTTGATAATAACAAGTATTTGGATTTCAATTATGTCTCCGATACTTTTCTCACCAATACGTCGTGGGGCAGTATTGATGTGAGTGCTGAGGAGCACGTCAGGGCTCTCCGATTGACGTATCAGATAAATTATGAAACAGAGATTCAACCCACGTCAAGCCTGGATGAGTTCAAGAAGGCTCCGACAGACTACGTGACCCCGGAGGGGGCGGAAGCGCGGGATGATATTGTGATTCGCACTTAACATATTCAATGGAGGTGGTTATGCAGATAATAGTCAAACCCAAATCTGGAATGATCGTGCGCGATCCCCGTGGTGGGGCAATTATTCCGGCCGGGGGCAAGCGCGTCAATCCTTCGACATATTGGATGAGGAGGTTGGAAGCGGGAGACGTTGAATTGGGAACTAAAAAAACAGTGGATAAAAATCTGAAGACTTCAGCGGCTTCAGTATTCAAATCTGCTGCTGACAAGTAATATTTTTATCATCATTTACAGGAGGGAAAATCATGTCAATACCCACTACAATTCGCGTGCCTTTTGTGTACGTTGAATTTGACGAGTCACGGGCATATTCTGGCCCGGCGCTTTTGAAATACAAAGTGCTAATTTTAGCGGAGAGATTGAGCACGGGAACGAAGGCAGTCAATGAGATTTCGGCTGTCACTTCAGCTGATCAGGCAGCAACCTATTTCGGCGCGGGATCCGTGATTCACAGAATGTTTCAGGCTTGGTTTCAGAACAATAAACTGGTTGAAGTTTTTGGGCAGGGGATCGAGGAAGCGACAGGAAACAAGGCAGCAGCAAGCATAGTATTCACCGGAACAGCTACAGCAGCAGGGACGGTATATGCTTATATTGACGGAACAACTATCCAAGTTGCTGTTGAATCCGGAGATGCTGCCGCTGATGTTTCATCCGCTCTGGCTACGGCGATCATTGCCGTGACTTCTCTCCCAGTGACCTGCGACGGCACCACTACTCCGGGAACGGCTGTGGTGACTTGTCGGACAAATGGAACAGTGGGAAATGAGTTGGATATCCGGCTCAACTATAATGACGGAGAGGAGTTGCCGGCGGGCATCACTGCTGTTGTCGCTGGATCGGGCCATCAGGCTACTCTCTCCGGCGGCACGGGGACTCCCGATTGGTCAAGCACTTCTCCCCTGTCCAGCTGGGGTGATACGTGGTTCAATATCATTATCGGATCGGTCAAGGATGCGACCAATATGACTTTGATCGAGACTGAGTTGGCAGACAGATTTGGTGCCCTGCGTATGATTGATGGTATATATATCTCCTCCCAGCGCGGGACTCTCTCTGGACTTGCGTCATACGGAAACGGGCGCAACAGTCCTCACGTGATCATGCTGGAGAACGGTGGAAAATTAGGAGTGGGCGGCCCGACAAGCAGCTGGTGGATTGCGGCGGGAGCCGGAGGACGGATTGCCACTGAGGCTGAAATCGATCCGGCCCGGCCATTTCAGACTCTTCAAATTATCGGAGCCCTCCAACCCGATATCACGGAACAGTTCACACTGGCAGAGCGCAATACTCTCCTCTATGACGGCATAGCAACCATCCGTCCGTCATCCGGGGGAGCGGTTCAGATTGAGCGGGCAATTACAATGTATCAGACCAACGCTGCGGGAGCGGCTGATATAGCTTATTTGAACTCAAATACTCTGTTCACATTAATGTATATCCGGTATGACTGGAGAAACATTATACTGACAAAATATCCGCGAGCGAAGTTGGCGAATGACGGAGTGATGGTGGCTCCGGGACAGCAGATCATGACCCCTTCTGTGGGCCGGGCCGAAGCGATAGCGCGGGCGCGCACGTGGGAGTTCTTGGGACTGGTGGAAAATATCGATCAGTTCAAACAGGATCTGGTGGTGACGCGGAGTATATCTGATCCGGATAGGTTGGATTTCCTCCTTCCTCCTGATTTGATTAATCAATTGAGGGTGGTGGGGAGCACTATTCAGTTCTTGTTGGAATCACCGACAATATAAACGGAATACTTACAATCTTTTTGGAGGTAGAAAATGTCAAATGAGAACAGAAGAGCGGGCATACTTGAGGTGAAAAAGGATGCCCAATTGCTGGATGTGAAGGGAAACTGGACGTATAATATTGGGCGGCCGAAACGTGACGCGATAATTGGTGCTGATCGGGTTCACGGATACAAAGAAATGCCGCAAGTTTCTTACGTCGAAGGCTCTATCACAGATGCTTCAGACTTGGATTTGAAATCATTGTTAGACACTACCAACGCCACTCTCACCCTCACCCTGGCCAACGGCAAAACAATTGTTTTCCGTGAAGCCTGGTATGCGGGGGAAGGTGCAGTGACTACGGAGGAAGCGGAAATTGCCGTCAGATTTGAGGCAATGAGCGCTGAGGAATTATAATCAACCGGAGGGAGTTCACCGGGGACTCCTTCCTATTTTTTCATAATCAATCAGGAGGTAGATGATGGCTGGTCAAAGAGAACAGGGACAGGAGCAAAAAGTATTTCCACTCCCTCACACTATCAGGCTTCAGGAGCCCATCCCATTCGGGAAAGATGAAACGATTAACGAGATTGTATTTCAGCGGAGACTCAAGGCGAAGGACTTAATGGGCATCAAGGTGCAAGATATGACCTTTGATGATATGCTGAAAATAATCTCCCGTATGACTGTTCAATCGATGGCGATTATAAAAGAATTGGACGGGGTGGACTTTATGGAAGCATCTGAAGTTGTCAACTCTTTTTTGCCAAATGGGGCTCAGGCGGATTAGCACGCCTGGGTCAATTCGCGGTTCTGTTTCATTGGCCCCCGTCGGAACTATATGAGATGGATGATGTGGAGATCCGATTTTGGGGCAAAGTTGCGGATGAGTACATGAAAGCGCTCAAAGGAAAATCATAATGGCTTTTGGAATCAGACCAGTGCGCGTCCCGATTGTGGGCGTGGATCAGTTCTCCAAGACGTTCGGAAAGATAGGCAAAAACCTGTCCCGATCAGGAGAGAAGATAGCACAAGTGGGATCATCGATGACCCGAAAAGTCACGTTGCCCATTATGCTAGCTGGCGCTGCTATTTTAGCCACAGCGGGATCCTTTGAAGCGTCAATGAAGGAAGTTCAGGTACTCACCACTACTTCCGGAGCGGCTTTCACAAAACTGTCCGACAGGGCGCGGGAGATGGGAGCAAATACCCAATTCTCCGCGTCCGAAGCTGCAAAGGCGATGACATTCTTGGCGATGGCCGGGTTGAGCGCTGATCAAACATTCACGGCGCTCCCCGGCACTCTTCAATTAGCTGCTGCGGCGGGGACGGATCTGGCGACGGCGGCTGATCTGGCTACTAATATCATGACCCCATTCGGGTATGGAGCGGAGCGGTTGACTGAGATCAATGACGTTCTGGCCAATACATTTACGCGAACAAATACGAATATGCTTCAGCTTGGGGAGGCAATGAAATACGTTGCTCCTGTTGCTAACGCAATGCATATTTCCCTTAATGAGACGGCGGCTGCAATAGGATTGATGGGCAATGCGGGTATACAGGCGAGTATGGCGGGAACGTCACTGCGCGGTGTGCTCTCCAAACTGGCTACTCCCTCCCGCGAAGCAATCAGGGTATTGTCGAAACTACGGATCAGAAAACAGGACGTGCTGGACAGCAGAGGGAATGTCAAATCAATAATCGACGTGGTGAGAGCGCTGGAGAAGTCCGGCGCTTCAGCCGGGGATATGCTGGAGATATTTGGAGAGCGGGCAGGTCCTGGGATGGCTGCGCTGGTCCAACAGGGATCCGGAGCGCTGGCAGATTTGACGGAGAAAACGAAGATCACCGGGAAGGCTGCGGAGATAGCGAAGATCAGGCAAGAGGGTTTATTTGGCCAATTAAAGCGGCTCCGGAGCGCGGCGGAGGAGCTGGCGATATCTATGGGTGAGGCGGGACTGCTGGAAGCGGCGACAAAACTTGCTATGAAATTAATCGCTCTCACCCAGAGATTCCAGAAGCTGTCCCCGGAGACAAAGAGATGGTTGATGATTACTGCGGGGATCCTTGCGATCTTGGGGCCGATACTCCTGGTGGTGGGAAAGTTTATAGCATCTTTGGGATTTATCTTCATTGGTGTGGCGAAGCTGGCCCCCGTATTTCTATTTCTATTGAAGATATTTGGTTGGCTCCTCACTGGGTTCAAATTCCTATTTGTGGCTTTCCGGATATTCATGGGACTGTCGAAGTTGGCGTTGCTCAATCCCGTCACGTTGATCATAGCTGCGCTATTTATTTGGATCTACGTCATCAAGCAAATAGCGGACAATTGGGAAGCGTTGACAAGTGCGTTTGAGAGCAAAATGACTTTCTTCAAAACCTTCAAATTTTTTCTTGCGGAGATAGCTGAAGCGCTGGCTGATATGTTCTCTAAAATCCCGCTATTGGGGAAGGGACTGTCAGAGCATTTCAGACTGGCGGCGGAGGGCTTCAGGATGGAGGGAGCTGAGACGGGGGCGGCGACAGCTGGCGCGGCAACAGTGGGCTCAGTCAATACGAATAATGCGCACGTGCTTGTGGAGGTTCAGAGCAAGGACGGTTCCCCAGTGAGAGCGAAACGGGAGAGCGGTGCTGATGTATCGTTGAAAACGGATACGGGCCTGATGTGGGCTCCGGGATTATAGGGGAGAGTATTATGGGATGGAAAGAGAGATTATTGCCGGCCAGTTTTCGCGGTGTTTCTTTTTACGTGAATGCGGCCAATAACACGTTCGGCCGTCGAATGATCACTCATGAGTTTCCCCAACGTGACGTGCCGTATACGGAGGACTTGGGGCGGCAACCGAAGCACTATCAGATAGACGGATATTTGCTTGGTGATATGTATATGGAACAGCGGGACAGGCTTCAGAGCGCTTGTGAGGATCAATCCACGGCAGGTGAATTGATTCATCCTTATTACGGGATATTGAAAGTGCTGTGCTCCCGGTTTGTCACTTTGGATAGTACGGAGGAGACGCGGATACTGCGCATTCAGATTGCTTTTGTCGAAGCTGGCTCTCTCCTGTTCCCTTCAACTTTTGTGAATACTTCTTTTTCCAACGCCACCAACAAGCTATCCGTCATCGATCAGGCGCGGGCCGGGCTCAGGGCTCTCTATGATTTGACCCGTATCCCGGTAAATAAATTCAGAGAAATACGCACCAATGTTCAATCGGCAATAGGAGCCATTGAGGATTATAGATTGATAGTTGCTTCTGTTGCTTCATACGGGAAGATGGTCAAACGGACTCTGGCCGATATCGATACACTGATTCAAAGCGCAGATGATCTGGCTGAAGCGATGGCCGATTTGGTGACGTTTGGATCTTTCCCTGATGGATTGTTTCCCTCTGATCGCAATGATTTCGATACTGCCAATGAAGAAAATCCGGCGACTGAATTGAATAGCAGGGATCAATTCGATGAATTGAAATCTATGTTTGAATGGGAGCCGGAGACAAGCACCAGCGAGCAATCGGACGCGGTGACCGCGTATATTCAGCAAATCAATATAGCCACAGGCGCTGGTTTTATGTCCGTGATGCCCTTCAGCAGTCTGGATGACGCGGAAGCATTCCAAGACATTATAGTGGGCCAGATCAATAGGGTGCTTTTGAATGATCTTCCGACAGATATTGCGGCGGCTTTCCGCGATCTAAAAGCATCAGTGATAGCTGATTTGAAAAAGCGTGCCACTACATTGGCCCGGCTCACCACGTTGACTCCTCCGGAGTCCGTCCCGGCCCTTGTGCTGTCCTTTAAGCTATACGGAACAGTGGATGCGGAACAGGATATCATTGATAGGAATAAAATTGATCATCCCGGATTTATCCCCGGAGGACAGGAAATTGAGGTATTGACCAGTGTCTGAAGTCAATCTGAGAATAGGAACGGTGAACTATACTGGCTGGAAAACGGCGAGTATTTCCCGCTCCATTGAGTCTCTTTGCGGTTCCTTTTCTTTGGAATTGATAGATGGCTTCACTCCAGAGCTATGGCCAATCACTCCCAATGTTGAAGCTGATATTGATATTGATAATACTCCCGTGATGCGCGGGTTGATCGATCGCATCAGCCCCTCCATTAAACAGGATTCCAGAGGGCTGTCAGTTTCAGGAAGGGATACAACAGCGGATCTGGTTGACTGTTCGGCTATGAATGAGCCGGGGACTTGGAGAAACAATACAGTCACAGTCACAACACTGGCCCGTGCGCTGTGCGCTCCTTTTGATGTGAGAGTGATTGCGGAGCGGCAGACCGCTGAGAAATTTACCCATACCATACAGGCGGGGGAGAGTCCTTTTGAGTCTTTGGCGCGGGCGAATGAATTTGAGGGAGCACTATTTTTAACTGATGAGCGGGGACGGCTATTGATTACCAGCCCAGGGCAGGGGGAGCCCGCAACCGATAAACTGGTGACGGGGGAGAATATTATTGAAGCGTCAGCTGCTATTGATTATTCAGATAGGTTCTCTGATTATACAGTGAAAGGACAGGCGCGGGAGATAGGGGACGGATGGAACAGCAATACAGTATCAGTCAAGGCTTCATCCTCAGATCCTATCATCGCATCAAAGCGCTTCCGTCCGAAGCTGATAGTTGCTGAAAAAACTGTGAACACTGCTGATGCGCAGAATCGGGCTGATCTGGAAGCGACGGTGAGAGCGGCGAAGTCATCACAAGTGACCGTGACTGTTGCTGGTTGGGCTCAGAGGAGCGGAAGGCTTTGGCCTTTGAATGGATTGGTATCGGTGAATATTCCTGAGCTACAGTTGACGGACAGAAAGATGCTGATCACTTCGGTCAATTACTCCAAATCTATCGGTGAGGGATCGAGAACAATCATTGAGTTGAGACGTGAAGATGCTTATAAAGCATTGGTGAAAAAACAAGTCAGAACAGGAACGGCGAACGGCTATGGCTGGTAATGATAGGACATTGAATATGCTTGAGCGTTGGATTTCTCCGCTCAGAAAGCGTGTTGCGCTGATGATTATGAAAGCCGTCGTGAAGAGCATCGACACGGCCACAAAGCTGCCCACAGTGACCGTGGCGTTGCTGTCGGGGGAAGATAAACCAGTCACCCTTCTCCAAGCATACGGCATGGCATCCTGGCCAGTTACGGGGGCGCAGGGCATTGTCCTGTTTCCCGGAGGAAATCGGGAACAGGGCTTGCTGGTTTCGACGGATAATGCGGATGGGCGGCCCGCTCTGGATAATGAAGGTGATACGGCTCTATATAACAAGGGCGGATGCCTGATCAAGTTGAAAGATGACGGAATTGAGATCACAGCGGCCGGAGGAAATATCACCATCATAGCTTCCGGATCTGAAGTGAATATAACTACGGATAAATTCACAGTCAACGGCTCTAATCTTGAGGTGACTTAATGTCAGAATTTATAGCCAATCAAGATTGCACTCTATCCATAATCACTCCGGGGGTATCGGGGGTGATTACGGTTCTGTCCGTCCCCAGTACGGTGATGAAAGCGGAGGGCAAGGGAGTATACAAAAAGGAAATTGAATTTAGTGTAGCCAATGTGGTTGCTGTGGCTCCGGCTCCTCCTTGCGGTTCGGTGACTCCGGGGACTGTCACCAGTGCGAAGATATTAGCAACGGCAATAGCGGTGACTACTGAAGGGGATGCTGTGATGAGATTAGGGGATAAGGTGACAGGGGTGACCACGACAGGGGCAACCAATCCCGGCTCTCCTCCTATTTCTTGCACAATCACTTTTGATGTGGAAATCACGGACGCTGGACAGAATAAAGTGAAGGCGGTTTGATATGGATTTTGAAAATATAGGCGATATGATGATGACTCTTGATCCGTTGGATGGGTACGGAGATATCAATATGACTTTACGGGACGCTGCCAGAGATTCAGGGCTGGAGACAGCGGTGCTCATATCTCTGTTCTCCGACAGGAGAGAGAATGATGAGCGGTTGCTCCCAGATGACTCCGGGGGCAAGGGTGGATGGTGGGCGGGGGCCGTATTGGATAGTGATATAGAATTTGGATCAAGGCTTTGGTTATTACAGAGGGGAAAAGATGTCAATGAAGTATTGACATTATCTCGTCAATATTGTCTTGAGGCACTTCAATGGATGTTGGACGGGGAAGTGGCGAGCGAGATTGACGTGACCGCAACCAAATACAGTTCTCAAATATTGTTCCTGTCCATCCGCATAGTACGGCCAGGAGTCACTCAATCAAATGAATTTACTTATAGATATTTCCTAAATTGGGAAGCACAGACTATACGAAGGGGATAATATTATGCCGTTCACCAGACCAACACTGATTACGATTATTCAACGTATTGAAGCGGATATGGAGCAGCGGCTCACTGGGACTGTCCCGTTGCTTGCTGTGGGGCTCCTCCGGATATTGGCCAGAGTATTTGCGGGAGCAATCCACCTTCTGTATGGACTCCTCCAGTGGCTTGCCAAACAGCTATTCTATGATACAGCGGAGGAAAGCGAATTGGACAACCATGCCCGGCGATGGGGCTTGACCCGGAAGGCGGCTGAGTTTGCAACAGGCACAATCACATTCACTGGAGTTGATGGGGCGAGTATTGCGACTGGGACATTGGTGGTGGATGAAGATGGAGTTGAATTAGAAACTACAGCCAGCGGAATAATAGCGGCCGGGACTCTCACGTTGGCCGTCGAAGCTGTGGAGCCGGGGGATGCGGGAAATTTAACGGCAGCCACTGTATTGATTATGATAGAGCCGATGAGTGAAATAACTGAAGTTGAAGTTGTATCAATGGCCGGGGGGTTGGATCAGGAGAGCGACAGCGATTTGGCCGGAAGGATATTTGAGCGCATATCTACTCCTCCTATGGGCGGGACTGCTGATGATTTTGAACGATGGGCAAGGGAGGTGTCTGGAGTGGCGGATGCTTGGGCCTTCCCGAATAATCCGTCATTGGGGACGGTGTCAATAGTAGCGAAGGCGCTGGGGGTTGACCCTGTTCCGGCTCCCGCTCTCCTGTCTGCCGTAGAAACAAACGTGAATGCAAAAAAGCCAGTCACGGCCGGGACAGCAATTGAGCCTATTGTCAGTAAGTTGATAGATATTACAATTGAGATTGATACTGATTATACCCCGTATGAAAACGCTATTGAATCTAATCTGTCGGATTTCTTCGGAAGCGAAGCGGCCCCCGGCGGGACAATTCTTTGGAGTCAATTGAATAACGCTATATCAACATCAGGCATTCCGGATTATGAGATCACGCAGATCACTGTCGCCGGCACTCCTGTCTCCTTGGCTGATATCGTTTTCACAGGTTTTGAATATCCTGTTTTGGATGATGTATTCTGGACTTTGATTTAATAGGCGGAGAAAAATATGGCATATGAAGAATTTGAGCCGTCTCAAAAATACTCCTGTTTAGAGTATTTGAAAATGCTCCGACGGCTATTGCCCAGCGGGCCGCTATGGGATCGGCTCCGGATCGCTCCGTGCTTGGCGGTGACTCCCCGGTATTGGGTGAAGGTTGCTGAATCTCCCTCCAGCGCTCCGGCCGGGTTGGAAGTCATGGTCACGCAGACTTATGGCGGCCGTATTTGGATGGGGACACGTCACACAGACGGAACAGGGAGACTATGGCAATGGTTCGGATCGGAGTTGGAGATATCCCTTGCGGCAGATACTTATTTGGGGCAGGAATTGATCTATGCGCTGGAGCCTTATGGCGGGTATTTAATGGTGGGAACGGGGAGAACAGGAGCACTATTGAAGCATACTCCCGGCTCAGGTTTTTGGTCAGTTGAGGCTCCTATGACCAGTGGTCAAACTGATCTTTTTTCCCTTCGCACATCTTTCTATCCCGGCCCTCAACCAATTCTTTATATCGGAACATATCCCAACGGACTCCTTCTGAAGAATGATATTTGGGCACCAGGTTCAATGACTCCTGTTCTCCCCCAAGCGGCAGGGAAATGGACCATACACTACATGGATATACTCAACAATAAGTTATACGGAGTGACGGAGAGTATGGCGCTATTTGAGTGGGATTTCGCGGCTGGCACGTGGACTGTGCTTCAGGACGGGTGGATGGATACTATAGGTGGATGGGCGCTCAGGGCCTTCAACGGTTCTGTTTTTGTCGGTACACGGGATCATGCAAGGATCGGATATTGGGATGGGGCTTCAATTGTAGAATTGCCCCGCTCTCCCTATTTGGATTATGATAGTTCTCTTCATTTTCTCCGGGAACATAATGGAAAATTATATGGTGTGACGATGGCGGCTATCTCCGGCGCTCCTCCAACTATCGAAGGCGGATCATATCTAATTGAAGTTGATTCCAATTTCAATTATCAGATATCGGCTTTGACCCCGACAGCCAATGGGATTGGTATGGCTGGATTGGAAAGCCTTAATGGAAAGTTATACGGTATCCAAACTGATGGGACAATATGGGAAGCGGTGGAGAGCCCGGAAACGTCATGGTTGGGGCGGTTATTGTCTTGCTTTGCTTCGGAGCTATCCCGTTTTGAAGCTGATGTGGTTAGGTTGCAGCGGGAAAGCGTCCCCGGACTGTCCGTTGAATTGCTATCGGACTGGGAGCGGATAGCAGGGTTGCCTGATATATGTACTCCTCCCTCATTGACGACAGCCCAGAGGCAAGCCAATGTTCACACAAAAATATATTTGACTTATTCAGGGCTCAGCAGTCAATTCTTTATTGATTACGCGGCAGGGCTGGGCATCACTATCACGATATCAGATGTATCGGGCGGGGATTTATTCCGCACAGGACATAAGACTGATGGAAGGATTCAGCGAGTCACTCAAATGCCCCCTCCGGACGGTATTGATGATTCAAGACTAAATTCATCAAGCGTTCAATATCAGTGGGTAGTTGATGTGGTATCGGATCCGGGAGGAAATAGGAGCCTGATGGAATGCGTATTCAATAAGATAAAACCAGCGTGGACTCAAGTGATATTCACGCCATAAACAGGAGGAAACAATCATGCACAGGTGTACCAACGCGGACAGCAAAACCACGGCCACGGGAAAATACGACGGAACGGTTGATATATACCGCGATCAATTGGGAGGGAGCTATGACGCAACGCAATTGAGGCACGCGGAAATGAACGCAATACAGGAGGAAATAGCCAACGTCATTCGCGGTGAGGGTATATCCCTCCAAACGGATACTGAGACTCCTGCTCAGATGTTTCAATTGGAAACGGCTATCAATGCTAAGCTGGTTGCGTCCCGGATAGACAATGATTCAGGGGTATCCGGAACGGATGTGGATGATGCGTTGGATCAGTTGGATTCTGATATCGGAGGGTTGGATAGTACAGATATCGGGAATGTTTCTACTGTCACCGGAGCTACAGTAACAGCTGCGCTGAATGCTCTGGATACTTTACTTGGATCGCTAAGCAGTGATGATGTGGATAGTGATTGTGGATATCTATTGGGAACAACAGTGACTGATGATCTTGACAATCTGGCGGAGCGATTGTATTATGATGAACTGTTCGGAACAATAACTGGATTCAATTATGAAGTAATTACGGGGGGCAGTGATTATTTTAGAGTGAATTTCAGAACGGAAGGCAAGACTATTGGGCGGCCCTTTGGCCCCTATGCGCAACCGATATATCGAATCAATGCTGGCGATCATTATAAAAATGTAGTTGCCGGAAGTGCTCTGGTGAGCTGGGTTGCGGGTTCGGGTGTCGGGGGGTGCGCTTCTGCGCTTGAGGACTTGCCCGCCACTCCCTCCACTACGTTTTCCGGTATACAGACTTCGGGGAGCGCTGTCATTACATCAATGACCGATACCACGAAGATCAGCGTGGGTGATCTTGTGGCTATCAGCAGTACGGGCTTTGCTCCAAATAAATACGTCAGGGTGGTCGGGAAATCTGGTACTTCAATTACGGTTCACCGCACATCCAGCAATACTTCTGGATGTACAGTTGAAGTGGCTTTCCGGCCCCTATTTGTATTTGCTCTGGGGAAAACTACATTGATGACGGCTGCTGAATACGGATTTGATACTTCTTATAGTGCATCAAATTTGATGTCAGATGTGGCTGGGGATGGGTATGATTTGTATAGACGGATCGGACATATTATCATATCCGGATCTATCCCCGGAGCGGCGGGAGGATGGGCCGTAATTCCTATGGTGAAACAGGGGCAGAGATTTATTTTGAATGAGTCCGTGAAGTTGGAAGATACTGCGATCATAGGATCAACCGCAAGATCATTTACAGTCCCACTGCGCACCGACGTAAATGATTATTGGTATAAGATCGCTGATATGCAATTTACTTATAGATCAGGAGGGGATACTGGAGCAGCTACTCAACTGGATATCAGGGGCGATGACGGAGGAGGAAGTGCGGACAGTATTCTGGAGTCATTGAATCTGGATACGGCGAGCAGTGAAACGTATGACACTATTCAGGCGATGGTGCCGTTGCGTAAAATATCATCTGAATATTATGTGAGACGTTCGACAGGGGATTTGGATGGGGAATTTGAGGCACGTTTCCGGGGATGGATTGAGGATTTGAGCAGTGAATGGGGTACTTAATGGCTAATGATTGTAATGAACATTCAGAGCATGCCTGGCGCTTGGAACGTAATGAAAAAGATATCCGGGATAAGACGCGGGAAATATGGCAGCAAGGAGTTATTCCGTTGAGAAAGCAGATTAGTGTCATGATACGTTGGGTGATTGCCGGGATGGGTGCGGTGATTCTACATCTGGGCTTGACCCTTCTCCAGTGGTATACAAACAGGGGGATTTGATGTTGACTCCGACAGCGGCGGCTCACGCAGCGGATATGATTCAGGAACACGATTTGCTCACGGCCAGGTTCCATAATCTTGATACCACTTTGGTGTCGGGAGCGCTCCGACAGATGACTCAGATGGTCTATAAGCCCAACCACTACGGGATATATGAATTGGTGCCACCGGAGATATATTCAGTATACGGTGAGAGTTCTCTTTGGTGGGTGGACGCGAGACAGGCGTGGACGGCGGACGCGATCTGGGAGCGATTCAATAGTGCCTCTAAACTGGAGCGCTGGCCCGTATCTGGGGAGAAACGGCGCATCTGGATAAACAATTGGCGGTGGGGAGGGCCACGCAAATATAGTGGTTTCCGGCCGCCAGACTGTTCGGAGGGCTCCCCCCTATCGCAGCACAGGTGCTCCAGGGCCACTGATATGATTATAGAGGGAATTACAGCGGAGGAAGTCCGGGAAGATATCCGCACGCATCTCAGCGTTTCAGCGTATCAATTTATCACTGCTGTCGAATTGGATGTGGATTGGCTTCATACAGATTGTAGAAATACTGGGAGCGATCAGATTATGTGGATAAAACCATGATAGGAGGAAATATGGATTGGAGCAATGTACTCCAAATCGGAGGAGGAGCGGCCGCTGGTGTGATAGCATCGATACTTGCTGCGCTTCCTATATTTTTGGGCCTTCGGAGAGCTGCGGAGGAAGCGAGAGAACAGACTATTTTATTCACAGACAAATGGGGCGAGAAGGGATTGGACAAAGAATTGAGGATTGATGTGAGAAGATTGTTGATCAGCTATGATGCGGTGACGGAGCGAGTTGCGGATATACTATCAATATTCGGTGCCCGGAGAGCGGCAGCGCGGCTCCGGGATCTTATTGATGATTCACGGCTGAAATTATAGTTTCCCGGTCAGACCACATTGGTCTGCCTCCTGCCCCTGGTTTCGCTTCCGAGCGGGCCGGGGGTTTTTCTATGGTTCAAATATAAAACGCTATAAAAACGCTATACAGCTAAATGGTATCTTTTATGTTATCTATTCTCTTTTGTAAATTTTTAGACAGTTAAGGGGACTATGTAGTGCTATAGCGTTTTTATAGCGTTTTCATTTCGGAGCCAAAAAAATATACAATGAAATAAAATTTTACAATTGCCTAAATGATTATTGTATATTTGGTTAGGCACGATGGTGAAAATAAATAAAAAAAATACTTGTATTTCTGAAATGTATTGGTGTATATTAGATAAGACGGAAGTTCAACCACATTCAAAGGGAGGCACCCCAATGAGCAAACAAGCAACTGATCTTCGGGAAAAAGCGGCAAGGCTGTCCCGGCTCCCCCAGAGCCCGGAGAGAGCCCGTCAGATCGCAGCAGCGCTTCGGAGCGCGGAAGCGATAGAAGCAGCGGAGCTACAGGCACAGACAGCCCGCCAGCAGCAAGCAGAGTTCAACACGGTTCGCAAACTTGTCAGACGGCGCATGGGTATCCCTTCCCGGCTGTCCGGGATAGCGGGTTCACTGGCCAATCTTATTGTCGATCTGGGCGCTATGAGGGTGACTCAGGAAATCCGGACATGAGCCCGCTCATGAAGTATACCATTAATGTATCCCGGAGCGGAAAGCACCTTTTTGTCACTGATCCAAATTCACTCTCAGATCGGGAAAAGGCATATAAGTTGTATCAGGAGTTCAAAGAGAAATTTTCAGATTGCGCTGTACAGGTGACACGGTATGAGGACGTTTCCGGATACATTGAAGATTGGGATGAACCGGAAGCGGAGCCGGAGCGCTGTTTTTATTGTGGTGAGCATGCGAAGCCGGGCGAGCAGGGCAAAACAATTCGTGCTGATATGGATCCCGGTGACCCGGAGAACGGCCCGGCCCCGGATATACAGGATGCGTGGATTTGCAATCACTGTACTAAAATTTAACAATACAAAAAACGAAGGGAGGCACCCCATGAATAATTCTTCACTAACAATAGACCAGCGTTTCATCAGTGCAATCAATCGGACGTTCACGGTGATCGCTTCGGATCTAATGGCGGCAGGAGACGCGGACAGTATCAGCGGAGCAGAAGCGCGGGAAGTCACGATGGATAGCGGATATATGGAGATGTATGGCGATGATAAGGAAGCCGTGGCGGAGTTCCGCAAGCTGTCCTATACAGCACAGGAAAAAATAGCGAAACGCGCACTGCCGTGCCGGAGGTACTCATGACTGACGCGGCCCTGATTGCCTTTATAGGCGCGGATATGATAGAGGAAGTTTGCCCTGAATGTATGGGAGACGGTTGTGAAAGCTGTTCGGGCTCCGGACTTGTTTCCAGTGAAGATGCGAAACGGATCCAGAACAGGATTGACTGGGATATGGATTTATTTTTAATAGAGGAGGAGCGGAAGGAACGAAGGGATGAAGTATATTTGAGCCAGCTGGCTATACAGTATTGCTGACAGGGGAGGCACCCCATCACTTTCAATATTCTTTACAGGAGGCACAGATGAAACAGGGCAGGACACTGACAGGATTGGCGGAGCAGTTGGAGCATCAGTTGGAATCGAAGCGTGATTATATCGCACGTCCCGATGCGTTGACTATGACCGAAGGGCTGTCACTCTCCGGACTCCCGGAAGGCGAAGTGGGGATCACCGATTTGGCCCACTCCCAGATAGCTGAGTTCACAGGTATCCCCGGCCCATACTACAAGCGGATGAAGGTCAGCTGGCCTGTTTTGCTGTCGATGAATGTCAATACATGGATGAAGGAACAGGGAGACAAGCGGCGATTGATCCGGACTCTGGATGGTTCGGCGCGGGCGATGTTGTCTGACAAATATCGGCCAATCGATAACTATGAACTGGCTGACGCGGTTCTGCCCTCTATTTCGGAAGCGGGAGCGAAGTTGGAAAGCTGTGATCTCACTGAGCGGAAGATGTACCTGAAAGCCGTTTTTCCTAAAATCGAAGGCGAGATCAAGAGGGGTGATCCTGTTCAATTAGGGCTTGTGGTGTCCAACAGCGAAGTGGGCTGCGGATCCGTCTCTATCCAGCCCCTTATATACAGACTTGTTTGCCTCAACGGCATGATCGCTCCTGACTATTCGCTCCGAAAATATCACGCGGGGCGGTTGAATCGGGAGGAAGATATCACGGCAGCGCTGTTCTCCTCCGAAACACTGGCGGCGGATAACCATGCATTTTTTCTCAAGGTGCGCGATCTGGTCAAGGGTGTGCTTCAGCAGGAAGTTTTCGACAGGATCCTGAATGGACTCCGGGAGACTACGGAACGGAAAATTGAGCGCGATCCGGTTCAGTCTATCGATTTTATGGCTGCAAGTTTCGGGCTCTCAAAGGAGGAGCGCGGCGGAGTTCTCCGGCATCTTGTCGAAGGTGGTGACCTGTCCCAGTGGGGTGTGATCAACGCGGTGACCCGGACGGCACAGGACGTGGACAGCTATGACAGGGCAACGGAGCTGGAGACGTTGGGCGGAAAGATCGCTGTGCTCAACAAGCGAGATTGGCAAGCGATAGCGGTGGATGGCGAATATAAGGAAGCAGCATAATCACGTTTCTCCGGGGAGGGCTCCGGCTCTCCCCGTTTAAATAAAGAGGAAGATCATGATGACAAAAATATCACTATATCAACACTATTTGCAGAAGGGGTACACTATGAAGGCGACGAAAGATTATGGCGAATGCGGATGCGGATGCGGACGGATGATCAAAAAGAGTGATGATTTTAAAATGTCCAGCGGTGAATTTTATCTGGATGGCCATGACCCGGCATCCACGGCCCCGAATGCTCCTTCAGCTGCGGCTCCGGCTGTGACTCCGAAACGGAAGCGCAGAGCCACTCAGGAAGCCCCGCATACTGCCCCGGCAGCAGCAGCCAGTTCTCCGGCAACCCCGAAGCGGAAGCTCGCACAGGCGGCCCCGGAAGCCACTCAGAAGTCAAAAGCGAAAGCGGAGCCGAAAGAGAAAGCAGCGCCGAAAGCAAAGGTATTGACTCCGAATGGTTTGACTATTCAATTGCTGTGTGAACGCAAATATATCGATGAAGATATATTCAAGAGAGTTGCCGCGAAGTTTCCGGACAGGAACGTGAAGCAGGTGAAAATGGATATTTCTGTGAATCGTTCAATGCTCAACAGTGAAAAATACTATAAGACAGTGAAGGAGAAATACAATATCACGGAGCCCATCGAGCGATTAATCAAAGTGGGCAAGGAATTGATACCAGCTTCTCAGATGGATACCCCGCACGTGGCTCCTGTTGTTGAGGCTGCGAAGGCTCCCGCCACAGGTGGACGGCTCCGGAAGCGGGCCGAAGCGCTGGCGCTGGACGCGAAAGCGGCCCCAACCAAAACTGCAAAGAAAAAATCAATCAAAAAGGCGACAAAAGCAACCGGCAAGGGGAAATAGCAGGTGCCTCTGCTACCCCAACGCCCAGCCGGGGAGGGTTCTTTGCCTTCTTTCTCTCCCCGGCTCTCTTTACATAAACGGCCATGGCAGGTGTGGATGCTGTCCTATATGATTCAGCGCTCTCACTTTGCCCTATTTGTCGATCCCCGGATGGGAAAGACTTTGCCCACTGTGAAGCGGATCGGGATGATGAGCCCTGCGGCTGAATCTATCCTGATAGCTGGCCCCTATAGTTGCCTGTTTGGATGGGAGGAGACTATATTGAGGGAGACAGGAGAGCGCGTGACCTATATCACAGGAGACGCGGAGAGCAAAGCCGAAGGACTCCGGGAGCGTTCCCGCTGGTGCTTAACTAATAAGGAAAGTCATTTATATGCCCCACTCCATCGTGTTCACTGGGACGTAGTTATTGCTGATGAATCTACTTTTCTCAAGAATCCAGGATCAAAAGTCAGCAAGTATTTTTCTCGCCATTTTCGTTCAGCGCGGATCCGGGGTATATTGTCCGGGACTCCGGCCCCGGAGGGGGAACAGGAGTATTTTCAGCAGCTAAAATTTCTTGACCCTTCAATTATCGGATATAAGGGATATTGGGACTGGATTCACGATTGGTTCATACAGCCATTGGGCGCTGAATTGGTAAAATCGAAAGCGCACAAATGGTATATAAGTTTGAAGGGGAGGGAGCGGCTCCAGCGCCAGCTCTCCACTAATTGTTTCGCACTGAAGCGCTCCGACGTTCGGGAGGAACGAATTGAGCGACAAGTGCGCAAGGTTCATCTTCCGGGCGAGTTCAGGGAAATCTACAATAAAGTTGAACAGGAGTTCATACTCTCTCTCCCCTCCGGCGAAGCACTCAGAACTATCTGGAGCACACAGCAGTACATATGGTATCGACAGATTGCTTCAGGAATTGTCAGAGGGGAATTGATTTGGCCGGGTAAAATTGAAGCTGTCTGGGAGTTCCTTCAGACAGAATTGAGGGGCCAGCCTGTTGTTATTTGGGCCGCGTTCACCGATGAAATACGATACATATATGACATATTTACGAAGCGGGGAGCCCGGTGCGTTCAGGTCTGGGGTGAGGTTCGGCCGGAGGAGCGAGAGCGGCGAAGGATAGAATTTCAGCAGGGGAGGGTGGAATATTTCATTGGCCAACCAGCATGTTTCCGGCACGGCACGGATTTATCGGTTGCGGATACGGAGATATATTTCAGCAGTCCGACGGGACTGGAGACGCGGCAGCAGAGCAGAGATAGAATAGTATCAATGGCCAAGGACTGTATTCTATACGTCGTGGATTTCCTCACTGAGAAAACTGTTGATGAGAGTATTCACAGGGGGACGGCCGCGAAGGAACGGCGGAGCGATCTAATGCTCAGAGTGATCCGTGACGCAAGAAAGCGACAGGAGGGAGGAGTATGAGGGGACTGGTGCGGTTGCTGTATGAATTATCCCGAAGGCTCAATGATATTACTTCGGTGATGGGCGGGAGGGGAGCCCGACGGATCCGAAACAAGTTGGTGGGGCGAGCTATCGGAAAGCGTATATTCAAATAATTTTCTACAGGAGGCACACTGATGAGAAAAGATGAGTTGACAAGCGAAGCGTATTATTGGATGAGGAGCGGGAAGGAATTGCCGGTCATTGTAAAGATTAGGTTGGCCCCGCTGATGATTATTACGGTATGCGATGGGATGACATCAATGGCGCTCCCGGACGCTGAATTTGACGGCCCGATACTCCCCCCAGTGAATTGGATGGCGGATAGAAATGATGATTCATATGAGGCTGCTGGGATAGGATATGACGGTGATTTTTAATAGTGCACAACAGGAGGAAATATGAAGGACAGCGAGGGAAATGATATTGATCCGGGATGGTGGCAGATATCTCGTTTTCTGTCCCTGGATCCGGGAGTGAATACAGGATGGTCGATTTTCGATGCTGAGCCCGTCCCTGAGTTTTCGGGGATCATACGGGCTCCGGATCGCTTCGGTAGTGCGGAGCGGTTGATCTGTTTGCGGGACAAATTAATGGAAATAATCAATAAATATCAGCCCACATTGACTGTAATAGAAGATGCAGAATTTCGCAACTATCCAACCGGCAGGGCTTCAGCAGCTTCCGGATCGCTGGAATTGCTCACAAAGATAGTGGGCGCGTATATTGTCCTTTGCCCGGAGCCCACTATGGTGCGGGCGACTCAGTGGAAGGGACAATTGCCGACGTTGATATTGGAACAACGGATCAAGAGGGCGATGGGGCGGGAGATAGGGGATATGAGAGAGCATGAGCGTGAAGCCATTGGGTTGGGTTTGGCTGTGAGGGGGGAGCTATGAGAGTGACAATAGAGCATCGTGAGTCCTTTGAAGCTATGGTGAAAACTATTAAAGCCCGTGCTATGGCTGTGGAGACTAAACAGTATTCACCCATATGTCCAATATGCAATGATCTTTGGCTCACTGAGCACGGAGAGCAAACGGTTGAATACTGTTCCTGTCCCGGAGCGCGGAGGTTTTTTGGTGAAACAATTAAGAATTGAATACTGCCGACGTTGCCGGCTCTCCCAGTGGCGGAGAATGGTGGTGATCGGGCGGGGATCGCTTCCTTGCGAATTGTTGATCATAGGTGAAGCCCCCGGAAAGACTGAGAATTTGACCGGGATCGCATTCCAAGGAAGGGCGGGGAAATTATTGGATAAGATGTTACACGAAGCAGGGCTGGCATCTTTGTCAGTCTATATCACAAATACGGTACTATGCCGGCCGTGCGATGGATGGAAAGAGGAGAACAGGGAGCCGTTGCCCGATGAGGTGCTGGCGTGCGCTGAGAATGTAGTCAGGATCCTTCGGAGAGCGCAGCCCAAATATGTAGTGCTGGCGGGGGAGACTGCGAAGCGATATTTTAAAAAGGATTTCCCAGATGCGGTTTCTATACAGCATCCTGCATATATTCTCAAGACAGGCGCGGAGAGCAGCCCCCGGTATCTGGAGAATATTAGAAAACTTCAAACCATTGAGCGGAGGAGGAAATATGAAAAAATATCATCCCGCTAAACAGGGAATCACACAGAGCATCTTGACCAATTTTATGAGATGCCCTCAGATGGGCGTTTTCTCTGTCGGGGACGGGGAACAACACTGGGAGAGCGTTGGATTGGCGGAGCGGGTGAGGTTCGGGAATATATGTCATGATATACTTGAAGGTGTATACAGTCCCGGAGCGGCCCCCACGGAGGAGCTGGTGGAAGTGCTGTTGGAACGGGCGGCGGACAAATTAGCGAATGAAGGCGATACAAGTCAGGAAGCTGAAAGCGATCTGGCGAGGGCTGAAGCTATAATGAAGGAATATATTTACACGTTTCCAGATGATTTCCACGGCAAGGCGTTCAAAGGTTCGGAAACTGTTTTTGAAGTGGAGTGGATGGGCTATCCGTTGAAGGGAAAGATTGACGCAAACTATAAAGATAAAAAAAAGAAACTGTGGATCATGGATCATAAGACAAAAGGGAAGATTGTTGAGAATAAGATTGTTGAGACATTGGCACGTGATTTTCAGTTACAATTCTATCAGCTGATTTATGAGGTCAAGATCCAGCCAACAGCTGGGGTGATGTTGAATGTCATTCGGAACAGCGGCCACAAGCCCCATAAGGGTGAATCACTCCCGGACTTCATTGAGAGACTACGCGATATTGTCAGAGCAGATCCGCAGGGTTTTTTCTATCGTTTCCCCGTCATCTTCACCCCCAAGGATCAGGAGGAGTTCCGGGGAGAATTGATTTGGAAATTAGGTCAAGTGGATAAAATAATGAGCGGGCGAGTCCCCGTGATGCACAATGAGACTCAATGTCAGATGTGCGATTATGTGAGGCTATGTAATACGGGATCTACAAACGGGTATAAACGCAAAGCACTTTTTTCAGAATTAGGAGGATGAAATGGCAATTGTCAGACGCGGAGAGAGTGGTCAACCGATCACCGCACGCGGTTCAACTACGGTGAATCCGACAGTTCTCCCGGCAGCACTACATATTTTGTCTGCGCTGTCTGGAGTAAAGACAAGGGGAGGTATGGCTGATATGTCAGCATATACTCTCCCTTCCGTCCGCACGGAGCCCAGCGAAAATCTGGCGGATTATACGTGGTTGATCTACGGTGAAAAAGGTATCGGGAAAACGTCCCTGGCCGCTCAGATGGATGCGAAGGATCAGGACGGCCAGCGGGTTCTTTTTTGCATGTATGAGCCTGGAGCGAAGGGATTGAGAGTATACGCCACTCCAGTGATTACCAGTTGGGATCAACAGAAGCACATAGTATCGCAACTGGAAGCGGATCCGAAGGCTTGGAACACGTTGGTCATTGATCCCGGAAACATAGCATATAAGCGCTGTCTGGATGCGGTGTGCCGGGTGAAAGGAATTATTCACCCCGGACTCCAGAAAGACTACGGAGCCAGCTGGGACGCGGTGAACACTGAATTTCAGGATCTTCACTCAAGGGTGGCAGCTTTGGGCTTGTCTTTTGTAGTAATAGCACATAATACAGAAAAGGAAACGGAACGGAGGAACGGAACAAAGTTTCAACGCACGGCTCCGGTAATGAGCGGAGCCACTGAGGAGTTCTATGCTGGAGTGGTTGACTTGATTGCTTATTATCACTACTCCGGGCGCTGGCGCTTTTTGATGATCCGGGGAGATGAGGATATTCAGGCAAAATGCCGCGTTGACGGTCATTTTATCACCCCCAACGGGGAGCCCGTCATCAGGATACCGATGGGCGAGAGCCCACAGGAAGCGTGGTTGAATATCCAACAGGCATTCCACAATAAACAGAAAGAGACTTGGCTGGACATTGAAGTCACAGGTATCAAGAAATCCCGGCCCAAGCAAAAGGTCAAATAGGGCCATCACATCAATCCAAAGGAGGTACTTTAATGAGTACCATGCAGGAACGAATAGCGGGAATGCGGCGAGATATTGCGACCGCAAAACAGTCACTGGCCAACGGGGGGTTCCGTGATCTCCCGGCTGCCATCTACGTCGGCCATCTGGAGCGGTATGAGCCCGGATACAGCAAGAGCGACAAAGCTCAGGTATATCGGATCATTAGAGTCACGGAAGGGGATGAAGCTGGAAATACAAGCCGTGACTGGCAATCGATCGAGAATGACGTGGGTATGGTTATTTGCTGTCAGTTCCTTGGTCAGTTCGGCTTTGAAGCTACTCCGGAGGACATATTTGATTTGGCAGCTTCGGAAGCTGCTAGTAAATTTGTCTTTCATCCGGATTTCATTGCCTGTTGCCGGGAGATAGAACAGGGCCAGCCCAAGCTCAGATTTCAGCTCACAAAGCGTCCCGGAACAGATGGAGGACGGGCATTCAGTGATGTTGATATCCTGGAAGTGATGGAAGGACTTGCGGAGACAGGAGCTGCCCCGGCTCCGGCGGTTGCCCCTCCCCAGAGGGCGGCACGTTCGGCTCCTCCGGCTCCCCCGGCTCCTCCGGCTGATCCTGAAGTATCGGCATTGATCGAATTTGCGCTGAGAAACGGAGCCACGATCAACGATGCTATGGACAAAGCCCAGATCATCGCAGCTATCGGTGAATATGAATATCCGACAGTGGGCGTGACGGAGGAGCAATTGCTCCAATCCGGGTATGCGAAGGAAGATATCAACATGGACTCGTTGATATCAATAGTGGACGCGGATCTGCTGGAGAGAAACGGCTTGGGCAGCGCGGTTGTGCGGCCCGCTCCAATTGTTCCCCCGGCGGCTCCTGCGGCTGGAGGGATACGGAGAAGGAAAAAATAGCTATGGATCGGTTGAGCGGATTTCCTCATATCCATAGGGCATGCGGTTGCTGTCGGTTTGGCGGCGGGCCGCATGGCCCTTTTCCCTATTGCGCGGAGACAGGAAAGCGGATTGATAATTTGGATGATATTTGCGAACAGGAGAAACGGGATGAAGCGACAGAAACGAATAAGGCCGGAAGCTGTGATGGGCGTGGACTCCTTCCCCGGAGCGGTGAAAGCCTTTGATATAGAGACAGCGTCAAGTGGCAACTATACCGACGGCGGAGCATTGAATCCATACGGTGATTCTTGGATATTTGCTTATTGTATCGGCCATGAATTGGATAATATTGAAGTGATCCGGGCTGGGCGTGACCCCTATTGGACCAACCCACATAATATCTGCCCCCGGCTTCAGTCCTTTTTGGATGATACTTCTATTGCTAAAATATGTCACAATGTAAAGTTTGAATATTCATTCCTTGTGACTCAGGGGTATCGGATCCCCGATAATACGGTTTGGCATGATACGATGATTATGAGTCAATTTGTCCGCAATCTCGCCCAGAACCATCAGTTGGAGTATTTGGTATGGGAGCTGGGCGGTGACCCCAACGGGGAGATGGTTGCGTTGGATGAAAAGGTGAAACGGATGGCGCGGGCTTATAATGGATTTGATAAGGTTCCGGAGCCCTTAATGAATCGATATCAACGCACTGATGGTCAATGTACTCTAATGCTGTATGAGGCTTTTCTCCCCTTCCTCCGGGAGAACGAAGATCAGTGGATTGATTACAGGAACGATATTGCGTTGGCCCTGGTCACTCAGCGAATGGAGATGAGGGGATTTATGCTGGATAGGGAGGGATGCGATAATATTCTACAGCATTGCGATAAGGGAGTGAAAGACGTATACAGTCAATTGAAGACTGTCGGAAAGCCCAATGAATTTTATAATCTCGCCAGCCCCAAAGATATCATCAGGCTCCTCTATAATGAGCAAAAGCTCAAGCCCCCGTTTTTTACAAAAACAGGACAGCCATCAACTGATAAAGATGCTATGTCAATTCTACGGGAGCAATACGGTGATCATCCGGCGCTCTCTATCGTGCAGCGTTTCCGAAGTTATATGAAAGGGGACGGAACGATCAGGAAGTATTTTGAGCTGGCAGACAGCAATGACGTGATTCATCCGAATATCAAAACCAATCATGCAGTCACAGGGCGGGAAGCGTGTGACAATCCTAATCTTCAAAATGTATCGAAGCCTGAGAATGCAAAAAATGAGTTCATCGTTTCTACGCGGCCCGGATTCCGGGCACGACAAGGATACAAGTTGCTGAACATAGATCAAAGCGGGATAGAGCTAAGATTGATCATTGAGGCGGCGGGATCCGATAAAATGAGGGAATTGATGTTGGGCGGGAAGCATCCCCACGTGCATGCTTGTGAATTGTTCTATAAAGACATATATGAAACTGATAATGGGCTTAAAATAGTGACTCCTCCCCTGGCTCCTCCTCCCTCCTATAAGCCGTATTGGATAGGTAAAAAAGAGAGCAAGCCCCGGTATGATGCAGGTAAAAATGGCCACTTCTGTCTGGGCTACGGGGGAGGGTTGGAGACGTTTGCGGAGACTATCAATATGCCTATACCCTTGGCGGAGCCGGGATACAACAGATATTGCCTGGAGTTCCCGGAGATTGTAAATTGCGCAACTGATGGAGCCCGGAAGGTAATGACCACAGGATACATAATCACCCCCTTTGGCCGGCAATTGGCTATCCCTTCCGGGAAGTTTTATGCTTGGCTGAATTATTATATACAAGGGACAGCGGCCGGAATAATCAAACGTGGCCAAGTGGCTGTGGATGAGTATATCCGGAAATACTGGAGCGGGCTCATATACATGATTTTGACTGTTCATGATAGTATTATGTTTGAAGTGGAGGAGGAGACTTGGGAAAAATACGGCCCGGTTCTCTATCGGGATATATCCCGGCTGATGATTTCGATAGAGCATATCATGGTTCCGTTGGAAGTGGAGTGGGAGATATCGGACAGATGTTGGAGTGACGCAAAACCATTCAGAATGTAGATGGGAGAAAATATGAAAATAAAACGGCCCAAGGTTAGGTTGTCTGATTTAGTTGAAACCATAGTGCGCAAGGCGCGGCTCTCTCCGTGCGGGAAAACAAAGCATGCATTCAACAGAAAACAATTGAGTGAATTGGTAGTGGTGTTGGATAGGATAGAAAACCGGACTGAGGAGGAGTTTATAAATGCCGATCAAAAGACGGGGCACAGGTGAGACGGTTTCTGCTGCCCGCTCCGTTTCTGTCGATGAGCTGAAGGCTTTTCGCAATCACGGATTTCGGCAAAAAGGTATGAGCGGGGGAAATGTATCTGGTGACTGTTTATTTTGCGGGAAGGCGGATCATTTATTCATCAATCCAGAAACAAAAATGTGGGATTGCAAGCGATGCGGACGTGAGGGCGGATTTCAAACATTTTTGGAGGAGGTTGTGAATAAAAACCTATCCAATCCGGCGCTCCCCTCAGCGCTCCAGGAATTGTCGAAAGACAGGCACATTGCTGTTGAGACACTACAGGCGGCCGGAATAGGATTCAGCCAGTTGACCGGGGAGTATACATTGCCCGTATATGCTATGAGGGGGACGGATCGGGAAGTATGGGACGTGAGGCGGTATAAGATCGGAGGAGCGTTGAAGAGCACAGCAGATTGCAAACTGGGGATCCTCAACTGGGATCAATCCCCGGCTTTCGATAAAATATGGCTTTGCGAAGGGGAGTGGGATGCGCTGGCATGTACGGAGATGTTGAGCGTGAACGGGATCGGGGATACTCTGGCACTGGGGCTCCCCGGAGCCAATACATTCAAGCCAGAATGGCTATCTATTTTCAAAGACAAAAAAGTGATATGCGCTTATGACGCTGATGAGCCCGGCCGGAGGGGAGCGGTGAAGGGATACAACATGCTTCAGCGGGCGGTGAAATCTGTGAAATTTATTCAATGGGGAGAAGTCCGGGATGGATATGACCTGCGGGATGCCTACAGCGAGCACGGCGCTGGCGCGTATGCTCAGTTGCTGTCGAAGTTGGGCGAGTATCCAGAAGGTATAGACACTGCGCAAATAACTGGCTCCCCGGATGCGGGGCAGCTGGATGGGGAGGGATTGACGGCTGAGGAGGTATATGCTCAATTTCAGAAGTGGTTATATCTCCCGGATACTGCCGTGATAGATGTGATCTTTGGTTCTATTATAGGAAATCGTCAAGCGGGCGATCCACTCTGGATGTTCATAGTGGCTCCTCCGGGGGGAACAAAAACAGAGCCACTCAGGACATTGGCGGCGGCTCCGCATATTGTTTATAAAAATACTTTGAGCGCAAAATCACTTGTCTCCGGACAGATAATGGCGGCTGGAGCTGATCCGTCCCTCCTCCCCCGGCTCCATGAGAAAATACTTGTGGTTGAGGATTGGACTGCGCTTCTATCCCTCCCAGCGGCTTTCCGGGAGGAGATATTTGGAATACTTCGGAGCGCTTTCAACGGCACATATGAAAGAGACTACGGAAACGGCCGTATATTCAAATGTGATTGTCACTTCGGGATATTAGCGGCTGTCACTCCAGCGATAGAACATGAAGCGGAGCAGATGGCCGCGTTGGGTGAACGGTTCCTGTCCTATTATCCCCCCATCCCCAGAGATATCCGGGGGCGCAGACCGTTTCTGGAAGCGGCGCGGAGAAATACGTCAAGGGTATCGGAGATGAGGGAGGAGTTGCTGGCCACTTCCTCTTTGGTGTTGAAACATAATTTCACTATATCTCCTGATGTTCCGACAGCTATGGCGGACAGGACAATTGACGCGGCTCAGTGGACTTCAATGATGAGAGGAGTGGTGAAGAGAGAACGATTCAGCAGTATGCGGGAGGTGACCCATGAGCCATACGCAGAGCTGGGGACGCGGCTTGTGACTCAATTTACAAAGCTATTGGACGGGATAGGGAGATTCAGGAGAGTGGGGACGGTGACTGAGCGTGAATTTGAAATTGTGCGAAGAATTGCCTATGGCTCCACCCCCAGCGATAGGAGACGTTTTATTGAAGTGATGTGGTGTGATAATAGTCGAGGATGGAGCACGGCGGAAATCTCCGATGCCACAGGGCTCCCCCGTCATCCTATGTGCGAACGGATAGCGGAGACATTATCACTATTGGGTATTATTAGAAAATCAAAAGCAATCAGCGGGCTCCGGGCGACGTACCTTTGGCATCTGAGGGATGACTTTGGAGCGTTGACGGAGAGCGTCGGCATTTTTAACTAATCAAAGACAGGAGGCACAAATGCCTATCAGAAAGCGCGGTTCAGTCCCTTCCCTTCCTTCGGTTTCTACAGTTCTCCCGGTCAATCCGGTTCTGCCCTCTATGGCTGTGGCCCCACGTGCGGCAAACCATATTGCGTATAATCCGGGCCGATATCCTCACGTGCCCGTTGAATTGGATTTCGTTTCTGTCCCTATTGACAGCGTGAGACTTGATCCGATGAATCCCCGTAAGAATGATATGGCCGCAAAAAAGCTGGCCCCGCTCCTCCGGCTTAATGGATTCAGGAAGCCAATATCAGTGGATCAAGACGGTGTGATCAGGGCCGGGAACACGGCATGGAAAGCGGCGAAGATATTGGGCATGACTCATATTCCTGCTGTTCGGTCATCCTATACCACTGAGAGGGACAAAGTGAATTATACGGTTTCCGATAATGAAGCCGGGACATATTCGGAGTGGGATGACGAGATATTGATGCAATTGAAATCTGGAGGGTTATTGAATCAAGATGCATCCGGGTTCAACGATAACAAATGGAAGGGGTTGGAGCTATCGGAGGAGATGCCCCCGGCGCTGCAGGAGGTTGAGATAAAAGGTGATCATAAGGAATTGGGTGATTTTATTGTGGTGCGGTTCCCGGATTCTGAGGCTCTGGCGGAGTTCAAATTGCGGATCGGTATGGGTATCAATGAACGGGCAATCGAAGCGGCCGCATTCATAAGCGCTGTCCAGGGCATGACGGCGGTTGATACAGGAGTTCCATTTTGATAAAATCCAATACTCCTTTTGAGATATATCAGATAGGTGACCGACAAAACATATGGGTGAAGCGGGAGGACTTGTGCTGCGAACAGGCAAGATTTTCCAAGATACGGGGAGTTGAAGCGCATCTGCGCTCAGTCTCAGCTTCTACAATCGGTGTGCTGGATACCCGGCACAGCAAAGCCGGATGGGGTGTGGCGTATATTGCTCAGCAGATGGGGAAACGGTGCGTGGTATATTATCCTTCATTCAAAGATATACGCGGGCTCCGGCTGTCCCAAGTGAAAGCGAAGGAATGGGGAGCTGAATTGGTTGGACTACCTGCGGGGCGCTCCTGCATTCTATACCACAGGGCTTGCCGCGATCTGGCAGAGCGGTTCCCCAATAGTTATATGTTGCCCAATGCGTTGAAACTATCGGAGAGCGTAGAGGAGACAGCCAATGAATTGATAGCGTATACTCCCAGGGAGATGCTTATTGATAAAGCGCTTTGGGTGGTTTCTGTCTCCTCCGGGACGCTGGCGGCGGGGGTGATCAAGGGGATAGAAACTATTGGTGCGAAGCCAACAGTGATCCTTCATATGGGGTATAGCAGGAAACGCGAAGCGCTCGTGAAGTATATCCAGAAATACGCGGCCGGGGATCGCTTCCGTATACTCATGGTTGATGAAGGATACAGCTATGCGGATGCCGTGCGGTTCCCCTGTCCCTTCCCCTGCAATCCGTTTTATGATTTGAAGGCGTGGCGCTGGCTGTACAAAAAGGCGGAGCAGATGAGCTATGATCCAATAATCTTTTGGAATATAGGAGAGTGAACATGAAGCGGAAAACTGAATATCAAGATTTTCTTCAAATGGAGCGTCCCGACAGAAGGCCGGGTGGGGTTGATCCGAAGTGGGGGAGGTTTGAGTATTGGGATTTGGGGATGACGCGGAATGCGCGGGAGGAGAACAAAAGCACATACAAAGTTTTTCTTGACCCGGCTCCTCACGTTATTCTTGACCAGAACGTCCCGTTGAGAGGATGGTATAAATCAAAAGCGGAGCCGAAGGGGAAGCGGGCGCGGCCCTGTTTCACCGAAGCGCTCCTGACTCAGCCCTATGGAGGAGCTTGCCCGGTGAGGTGTCAATTTTGTTATATCAATAATGGTATACGGGGGTATCGGGGAAGCGGTGTGACTGTGGTTGATCCTGAATATCCTTTGAAGATAGAGCGGCAGCTATCCAAAATGCGTTTCGGGTGGAATGCATATATTTCAAGTTTCACGGAGCCATTCCAGAAACTGGAGGAGAAATTTCACAACACTGAGCAGCTATCTGAAATCGTGACAAGCTATGGGCTGCCCCTGTTCTATCTCACGCGGCAGGTTCCCCCGGACTGGGCTTGGAAGTATTTGAAACTGAGCAAATACAGCTATCAACAATTCAGCATCATCACTCCGGATCGGGAAGTATACAGGCGGCTATCTCCCGGAGCGGCCCCGTTGGATGATCTTCTGAAGGTGATTGCGGAGATGAGGAAAGCCGGAATATATACGTCAATCCAAATCAATCCAATTCTCCCCGGAATTATCCAGCCGGAGGAGATCATGGAGTTGATACGGGAGTTGGGGAAAGCCGGAGCCCGTCACGCCATTTTCAAGTTTGTGGAAATTGTATCCCCAGCGGCCGGAGCTATGACAACTAAGATGCTGCAACTATTTCCCGGAAAGCGGGGGGAGGAGTTTGCGGCGCTGTTCTCCGATACTATTGGGGGACTCCGGACAGTGCAAGAAACATATCGTATAAGGGCTCTGCGGAGATTCCAGGTGACGTGCGCGGAGAACGGAATGACTATGGGACTTTGCTATGAATATAAATATACCCGTGATAATCAGGGAAACGTAGTTGATAAGACAGGAGAGTCACTGGGGCGGGAGTTCTGCACAGCTGATCAATGCCACGGGTTTCGCATACCGATACACGTGAAGGTGAAAGGTAAATTTCAGCCATATGAGGGTTGCCCCCCGTCGGGCTGTCTATATTGTAAAGAACAAACGGAGGGCCAGAGCGTCCCCTGCGGCAGTCCCTTCCTCCAGGAAGCCACAGCCCTCCGGCCTTCGGATTATAACAATTGGAGGAGGGGATGAGCAGCACATTCAGGGCAATACAGATAGCTGGCTATGCGGCGCGGAAAGCAGGTGCTATGATGTGGGACTGTCCCTATGATAGTAAATCACCACTATTTAAGATATGGGAAATAGGATGGAAGGCGGCAGAGCATGAAGAGAGTAAGAATGGGAGTGCTGAGCAAAATGAAGGATTCTCCCCTATGGCCATGGTTCAAACTATTCGCAGAGCTACACAAAATCAGCGGGGACATTGATCCAGTTTATCCGGTTCTGCGGAAGGTACATGAACTGAGGAACAATAGCCAGGAACAGTCCATCTGGCATGCTCTCCTCTATGTGACATGGTACAATTTAGGGAGCGCTGAGAAAGTGCTTCAGCGTTGGCCACTTCCCTCCCCAGTGGTCATGGAGGAAGCTGGATTGATCGGTCATATTTCTTGGGGTGGATTGAAGACAGGAGTGGAGCGGCGCGGATTCCGGGGGAAGGACAATGAAAAGCCATTCCAGATGATCAACGGGCTTTTAGCTTCTGTTTGGAAAAACTACAGGACGTTGGAGGAGTGGTTGACGGAAACAACGAAGCCGGGAGGACGGTTGGGTTGGCAGCGGCTCTATATCGATTTCCAAGGCTATCCGGGAAACGGGACGTGGGCCGCGTATAAGTGGTGCGATTTGACGAAAAATGTATTGGGGTATAAGATCACCAGCCCCGATATTGGACTGGGAGGAGGGGGGCGCAATGCTGGGCCTGTGCCTGGGTTGTCGCTGATGTCAGGGGAGCCGTGGGAGCGGTGCGCGCGGGATGAGGAATTTCAAGAGCAGTTCTACAGAGAAGCGCGGGAAGATGGATTGCCGTGGGATGGGTTGGAGGAGATGGAAACGTGCTTATGTGACTTCAATTCTACATATAAGGGCACGTATTATTTGGGCCATGATATTGATAAACAGATGGAAGATATACGGGACTGTCCGAAGGAATATTGGGAAGCGCGGCGGCTATCCTTCCACCCAGAGTATTTGGGAGAGATCCAGGGATGGGACGGGGTGAGGAAGGACAGGAAGCCCAAATTCAAGAGATGGCTTGAAGCTCAGAAAACTATAACGGGGAGCGATATATGAAATTGACATTGGTTGGGATCGGAGGAGTGCCCGCAACAGGGAAAAGCCGAATAGTATCAGAGATTGTGAGGAGGGAGGGATTGAACCGTATTTTCAAATACGGCACTCTGGTGTTCCATACCCGTGATAAGCGGGATTTATACGTGCTGGGGAAGTATGAGGAGGGGGAAGCCTTCCCCGGAACGGATAGACTGAGCATGGCCGTGATTAAAGATGCGCTGGGCTATGTGCACAGACTCCTTTTTACTTCAGCGGAGATTCCGGCCCGTATGATATTTGAAGGTGATCGGCTTTTCTGCAATCGGTTTCTTGATGAAGCGGAAGCGGATGAAAAGTATTTTTTGATCCTGGCCACTGCGACTCATATCTTGTCGAAGCGACGGGAGGAGCGCAAACAGTCAGAGGTATTTCTGAAGGGGCGGGCCACGAAGATACGGAACATGATGACGCGGCCTGATGTGGTAGTGATGGATCACAATGAGCCGAAGGATACTGAATTCATTATTAAATATGTAATGGGGAGGTAAGTGGTATGGGTATCGGAATTATTCAATGGGCTCCGGGAGAGAAAGAGAAGTTGGCGCAGATCAAGGATTATATCCGTGAGGATTTGGACCGTGCCTATACGTCGAACAATGGCAATATTCACACGGCCATTGATGTTGTTCAGGTGAAGCTGAGGCGCGTTGCTCCCCGCGATCCGCAACAGCGGAGGAAATATGAATTCATAGCCAACGAAGCAGGGGAGGAGTGGCTGGCGGGGATCGGACAGCCCCGCAAGGTCAGTCCATCCCCTATTTTTGATGTGATACGTGGTATGGTGTTCGGGGGGCGGAGGAGGGGATGAAGCGGAAGCGACAGAAACGGACAGGTGACCCGATGCTATCCCGATGGCTACGGGAGTATTGCCCGCGTGGGTGTGGTTGCCGGTTGAGGACGGACGGAAAGTTGATTTGGTGTTCATATATTCATTGTAATTTTTCACAGGAGGTACATGATGGCGGATTTGGGAGATTTACTCAGAGAGTTGATGCACAAAGCGGAGGAATGCCAGTGTGATAGTTGTCGGCAGGAGCGCGGATTGCCTCCCCGGCCCCGGCGGGATATACGGGAGTTGACCATGGAGGAGATGGAGGAGATGACGTTGATCAAAGCGCTTCGACGGGAAGCGGAAGCGATGAATGAGAGGGCGAAGTCAGTTTTGAATGAAGCCAATGCCCGCAGGGAAGTATTCTGGGCAAAGATCGACAGGAAGTATAATGGCTATGATAAGAATTTCACGATTAGCAAAGATAACATGCTTCAGGAGGTTTCAGATATCCCAGAGAATAAGGAGGAGGAGGAGAAATCAAATGGCTGACACAAATGGTGGAAAAGTTGAGAGCCTTCCCAAGTGGGCTCAGGGGTATATCAAAAGTTTGGAGCGGGAACGTGAGACGGCTGTGAATGCGCTGTTCGACTATACAAAGAATCAAGAGCCATCTCAATTTTATTCTGATTCCTTCCTACGCTTGGGGCAAACCAGTATGGTGAAACAGTATATTCAAGCAGATAGTGTGACTTGTGAGATCAAGGGACTGTCTGTGGATATGCGTGTTCATGACGATAATTCCATATCAATTATGTTCAGCGAAAAATATGGATATGAGGCGGTTTTGGTTCCCTTTGCCAGTAATTCATTTAGAATAAAAAGGATAAAAAGGCAATGAAAAGAAGGCGCATCACTCCCACTGTTCCGGCCCCGGCCCCGGCCCCGGCTCCGGTTCCTGATCGGTTCTATCCATCTCCACGTTGGAGTGGGGAAATACTGGATTGTTCGATGCCGATGACGTTTGATCAGTTCTCTCGCTGTTCATATGACTGTCTATATTGCTTCTCCTATTTCCAGCGTTCAGTGCGTCATCTCAATCCACTACAGAATAAGGACGGGAAACGGGAATTGTATACACATGAGGCCCCGTATCCAGTGAACGTCCCGGAAATCAAAGCTATTTTTTCCGGAGAGAAGCGCAGTCAATTCTCCGGGTACATAGATGAAAAGGTGTGGATGCAGTGGGGAGGGCTGTCAGATCCTTTTGATGAATTTGAGCGGAAGCAAGGCGTTGGGCTGGAGCTGCTGAGGTATTTCTCCGCTCTCCAGTATCCTATCTGTTTCAGTACGAAGGGGACGTGGTGGGTATATGATGAACGGTATATGGAGCTATTCCGGCGGAACAGAGAGCGCTGGAATGTGAAATTCAGTATTATCAATCTGGACGCGGAGCGCTCCCGGAAGATAGAGCGCGGTTGCCCTCCCCCAGCGGATAGATTGAAAGCGATGAGGGAACTATATGAATCAGGGTGCAGTGCCACCCTGCGGCTCCGGCCGTTTATCATAGGGCTGTCGGACAGGGATGATGAGTATTTGGAGCTGATCGCTCAGGCACATGAACAGGGAGCCACGGCTCTCTCCACTGAGTTTTTCTGTCTGGAGGGAAGGATAATTGACCGGACGCGATATGACAAGATGAGTGAGGTGCTGGGGTTTGACCTGTTGGATTTCTACAAGCGGAACAGTCCGAAGCGGGGAGGGTATATGAGGCTCAACTGGAAAATCAAGGAGCCCTATGTCAACAAGATGGAACGACTATGCCGGACGCTGGGAATGCGGTTCTATGTCTCCGATGCGCATCACAAGGATCGCTGTGCGACGGGGAGCTGCTGCGGGCTCCCGGAGGGCTCCAACTACCATCGAGGACAATTCACTCAGGCGATAGTGATTGCGCGGCAGCGCGGTGAAGTCCGGTTCTCCGATATTGAACCGTATATTCTCCGGTGCTTTAAAAATATTAAAGCGACTCAAGCGACTAATGGACTGAATTTTATGCGCGGAAGTCCGGGACAGCGGGCGCGGTTCAAAGACTTCACAATATATGATATGTTTCGATATTTTTGGAATGAGCCGCAAGACGCTAAAAGTCCTTATAAGTATTTCGCCGGAGCCCTCCGGCCCGACAGAATAGACGGCGACGGAAACGTGGTTTATAGGTTTCATGGCTATCAGGAGCCAGCAAAGGGGGGCGAGCTTATTTGACTTTAATGGTTGAAAGTGACTGTCGTAAAATTAGATTTTATCAAGGACTTATGCTATGCTTCAATATGAAAACGCTATAAAAACGCTATATCGCTATATACATATACTCATAGCTAACTTGTCTTTTTCTTTACAAAAGAGAATATATACATTTACACACTATGTAGTGCTATAGCGTTTTTATAGCGTTTCTTTGTTTGATGGTTCAAACAGGAGGGAGACAGGAATGACGTTGAAGTATGAGATTCACCCTATTGATATGACGGATTGTGCCGTGGCGCTGCGGTTCCGGTTTGATATGGATCGGAGCGGACTGGGGACGTTTGAGCTGGGAGGGAAGGCGCGGGATATCCCGACAATGAAGGCGCTGGCTGAGAATGTATTTGGGAGAACGAGGTTGGGGGATTTCAGATTCACGGCGGCGAATAAGGGATGGTTCAGTTGGAAGGGACATATGAAGGAAATTGAGGAAGCGCTCCCCCGGCTGGAGGAGTGCCGATTCATTTTCCAACAGGTCAAGTCATTCGGAACACTAACAAGATGAGACAGAAGGGGAGGAGCTATGCCGAATATGGCTATTGATGAAATGCTAAAAGAGATAGGGAAGGAAATGGAGCGGATGGTCAATGTGGCCCGGTATCATGAGAATAAATGGCGTGTGTTGGAGCGTGATTATGTTCTCCCTCTATTCGGAATTGCGGAGGAAATGGGGTTTGACCTTCAGCAGATGGTTCATGATAACCCAGGAAGGAATTGCGTGCAGCTATTCGTGGAGGAAGTCCGGAAGTGGAGGAAGTGCAATCTATGCGATGCTGTGGCGAAGCATAGATATTGTGCGATACATAAACCATGGTCACCGACATAGCGACAGGAGGAGAACAGCATGACTGAGGAGCGGTTGAGGTATACGACGGGACTGCCTATGGAGGTGCTGAGCGCGGAGACACTGCCTCTGGCGCTGTGCGCGTATATGGAGAAATATATTGAAGCGCTCCCTATACCCTTAATGAGAAACAAAGCGAAGATGATTGCGCTTCATATTGATCTTTCGGAGGACGCGAAAGCGGAAGTGAGAGCGATATGCAAAATGGCTTTCCTCCGGGATAAAACAAAAATCCAAAACGGTATGGGCCCCCGGATAGACGGAAAAGCCCCGAAAAGTGATCTGGAGATATGGGAGGAGGGTGAAGGAGATGATAGTGAATAGGGATCAGCTCACTATGCAGTCCGTGGTGGGGGATGACGGGACACTACAGTTGAACAGGGACAGGAGCGCGGTGGCAACGAACAAAAAGGTATATCTGGTATGCGAAGGGGTGCCGGGCGGGATCCGGGAACAGGTGCCGTTGGAGGAGGGGGAGCTGGGGGATGAGCGGGTTGCGGTGTCGCCGGAGACTGTCCGGGAGATGCTGAAGAACGTCCCACGTGATCGAAGGTTCGGCGGCCTGTTGGAACATATTGACGTGCGGGCATCCGCAACTGATGTGACCTTTGAATCTACGGACGGGAAGCGAAAGACGCGAAAGACAGCGAAGCGAAGCGATAGGGAAGTAAACAGTGCCCCGGCGACAAAACTGATATTGGATACGTTCGGGAGGAAGGACGTGACAGTGATGTGCCTCAATCTATCCCGTTTTATTGACTTGATAGCTGCGATGGATTCTATCAGCGATGACAGCAGCGGGGAAAGCCCAGTATGGGTTGCGGTTTCGCCTGATGGGGACATAGCACTGCGGACGGTTAAGTGGAAAACGGGGCAGCGGGTGCTGGGCTATATGCATTCCTATAATGGAGCTGATAGTCAGATCCCGGAGCTATCGGAATGGGAGCGGAGAATGAAAGGATCGACAAAAAGAGAAAATCAGGGTATATTAAATAATAGACAGCCCCCCGTTACACAACGGAGGAGGAGGAAGCAACAATGAAGAAAACATTGGCGTTGATGATTAAGCCCCGTGCCCGATGGCTGACGAGATTGCTTTGGTATACGTTTCTGTTGCCCCGGAGCGTCCCCGTGACTTTTATCTCTCGAACAGGGAACAGTGAGACGTGGCCTGTGAGAGTCAATCGGTTGATCGCCACGAATAGGAGGAAGGTGGTATTTGGTGATGATGGGGCGGGGGAGCATTTTGTGATGTTGAGGATGAACGGGAGATGGGAGAAGGGAGACAGGGGGCAAAATGTTCTTAAATCTTGATAAAGCGAAAGCTGCAAAAAAGGTCTGGAAGCGGTGTGATCATTGTCGGGGAGTATTCAAGCTTCACCGGGCGGCAAAGAATTGCCCCAACTGTTCCGGATCGCTGGAGACGGTGTACAGGAGGTATAATGATCCGGGGAAGGAGGAGCAGCCGTGAGTGCGTTTATGTTTCGATGGACGCGGGGGGAGATAATTGAATTGGCTGTGGCTGTGGTGCTGTTGGTCGGAGCGGTTCCGGTCAGTTGCGGGGCAGCTAAAAAATGGATGGAGGTTCGGTATGGTTTCTGCTATGGTACGGGTGGAGTGGAAGGAGACTGCGAAGGATCTGGACAGGCTATCAAAAAGTGAACTGCCCTATGTAGTGGCGAGAGCGTTGACGGAGACGGCGCGGGGAGCGTCTATGAAGATGCAGAGAGTGACAAGAAATGTATTCAATATCCACTCTCAATTTGTTCCACGCGGTGTCCGGTTCACTCCGGCCTTTGCGAAGGATTTGAGGAGGTACGGATTTATTGAAGCAGATGTGCATACTGCCCCGCGTATTTCTACGTTCATGCCGGTTCATGAGACAGGGGGCACGCGATATCCGCAGCGCTCCGGAAGCGTGAATGACAAGGGGCGATCTATCGCAATCCAATCTAAGTTCCTCCGGCGCAATATCCGGACAGGGACAGGGAAGGTGCAGAAGGCGTGGAAGCCCGCGATGTTATTGAAGGATTACAACAGCAGTCACAATAAGAGGACAATAAAAGTGGGGAGGGGAGGAAAGAGGGGCAGCGCTTTCATTATAAATAGCAGGAAAAATAACGTGGCTATGATTGTGAGGAGAAAGAGCAGTGGGAGCTATCCGTTGGAGCGGTTATTTGTTTTCGCTTCCCATGCGGGGTATAAGCCTGAGTGGGGGTTTGAACAGAATGTGAAAGGGTTTGCTGCGTATGCGTTTGACAAGAAGTTCAAGCGCTTGTGGGATACTATCGTAACAGGTTGATTAACTATAATCAAAGAGGAGGACAGAGGGCATGGAGAAGATAACGATGAGGAAAGTATACACTGAACTATCGAAGGACATAAACAAACAGGGCGAGCAGATGGACAGGCTGATCAAGATTATATCAAAGCTATCCAGGATAGTCAAAGACGTTCAAGCGAAGGTTGACGG